CAGACGTTCAAGATAAAACCGATGCGTATGCAGCATTAAGAGATGAAGACGTAGATGATTACTTACAGGATATTCTCTCCACGAAAATGGAAGAGCCGATAACCTGTGACTGTCAAGAATAATGAAAGACCCATATGAAAAATTACTTGGGAGAAAACGCAAGTGGACTCCCGTACAAACTACAGCTGGAAAATTAAAAGATGGAGCTGAAGAAGCCATCTACCGTGCTCTCGCAATACGTCATATGGAGTTACCAGTTGGTACCTTCATCCAGGAAGGTCTTGAAAAGGACGTTCCCACAAATGCTAGAACACTATTAGAATCAAACGTAACCGACGAAGAAAACCATGACCTTGCTCTTGGGTATATTGCTAATTCAATTGGGGTTAACACTGAGGCTGAGTCCGAAGCACTCCGATTAAGAACAGCATGGGAAGAACACCCAGATCATACTATATTAAAAGCCTTAGTAGCCGAACGTGCAATTTTCTTTGTTATCCTTCCTTTTTTCCGTTTCTGTGGTGATGCTGGTCTTAGGACGACCTCGGCAGATATCTCAAGAGACGAGCAAATACATGTGGCCTGTAATAGCCTCGTATGTAATGATATGGGTTTACGCCCTAGTCAATCTTTGGATAAACTTAGGAAGGCCACAATTAATTGGGTATTCCAACCCCTAGGTATAAATACTACCGATAAATATTTGGACAAAAATTTTTGGCTGGATTGCAGTGATCGATTAATGTATGAAGGAAAGGCACCACAACTTTCTGACACACAGAGAGCACGAATGCCAGCCTTCTTTGAACATAGTAATGTCAATCTCCCTAAGTACGCTTAAATTACATAGCGAAAGACTGGATGAACTAATCAGCAAGCTTGACTCTAACTTCGGTTGGAAACCAGTTCATCCTAAAGAACCAATCGAATCAATCATGTATCGTGCGGGTCAAGCTAGCGTTATAGAATACATTAAATCAATCATGGAGGAAGAAATCTAATGTGCGGAGGAGGAGGAGGAGGAGGCTCAGCGCCGCCACCACCACCACCATTACCAGCACCACCGCCACCACCATTACCCCCAAGGCGGCCAGTACCTGCACCAAAGCCTCTTGATAAAGAGACTGATGTGAACCCACAGGTCAAACGTGCTAAGAGTAAGAAGAGTTCAAACCCTTTCTTACAAGGTGGAACAGGTTCTTTAAGGATACCTTTAAATCCTGGTGTTAATACAGGAGCAAGTGCATCCCCACAGGGAGGATTGAATAAATGAATGCTCGTGAGAGATACAATCAATTGTCTACTGGACGTTCTCAGTTCCTGGATAAAGCAATTGAATGTTCTGAACTCACGTTACCATATCTAATAACAGAAGATAATTCTGCAAGAATAAATAGAAGATCATTCCAAACTCCATGGCAGAGTGTAGGAGCTAAGGCGGTAGTAACTTTAGCAGCAAAATTAATGCTAGCTTTACTACCACCTCAGACTACATTTTTCAAGCTACAAGTTCGGGATGATAAACTTGGTGAGGCAGGACTAGATCCACAGATAAGAAGTGAACTTGATCTATCATTCTCCAAGATGGAGAGAATGGTGATGGATTATATCGCTGCTTCTAGTGATCGTGTTGTTGTACATCAAGCACTAAAACATTTAATTGTAGGCGGTAATTCTTTACTCTTTATGGGTAAAGCAGGACTGAAAAATTTTCCACTTAATCGTTATGTTGTTAATCGTGACGGTAACGGAAACGTATTAGAAATTGTAACTAAAGAATTAATAAGTCGAAAAGTTTTAGGTTTAGATCTGCTTAAAACTATACAACCTGATCCTAATAGGGTTAATGATGAATCGACAGGATCTGATGATGATGATGTAGATGTATACACATGCGTCAAACTAGATGAAAAGTCAGGGCGTTGGGTTTGGTATCAAGAAGTTGAAGGAAGAATTATTCCTGGCAGTCGTAGTACTGCACCAAAAAATGCAAGCCCATGGCTACCATTAAGATTTAATACGGTAGACGGAGAAGACTATGGAAGAGGTAGAGTAGAAGAGTTCGTTGGTGATTTTAAGTCACTTGAAGGACTGGCCCAAGCATTAGTTGAGGGTTCTGCTGCTGCTGCTAAAGTAGTATTCTTAGTTTCACCTTCATCGACAACAAAACCAAAAGCTATAGCTGACGCTGGAAACGGTGCAATCATTCAGGGTAGACCCGAGGATGTTGCCGTTGTCCAAGTTGGTAAGACAGCTGACTTTACAACAGCTGCAAATTTAGCTCAACAAATTGAAAAGAGATTAGGAGATGCGTTCCTTGTACTATCAGTTCGTCAGTCAGAAAGGACTACAGCTGAAGAAGTAAGGTTAACTCAAATGGAATTAGAGCAACAGTTAGGTGGTCTATTCAGTTTACTTACTGTTGAATTCCTGATACCATATCTTAATCGAACCTTACTAGTACTACAACGTAGTAAACAGTTACCAACACTGCCTAAAGATATGGCACGTGTGTCTATTGTAGCTGGTATTAATGCATTAGGTAGAGGACAAGATAGAGAAAGTCTAACAGCTTTCATCACTACCATCGCTCAAACAATGGGTCCAGAAGCTATGATGCAATACATTAATCCAGATGAAGCAATCAAAAGATTAGCTGCAGCACAAGGTATTGATGTCTTAAATCTTGTTAAGAATCAACAACAGATACAACAAGAACAACAAGCAGCTATGATGCAACAAGCTCAAGGTAGTCTTGTAGGTCAGGCAGGTCAGATCATGGGTACACCTATGATGGACCCTGAGAAGAACCCTGAAGGTGTAGCTGTTATGGCAGAAACTCTAGGTAATGCCACACAAATGGCTGCAGAGAATCAACAACAACCACCTATTGAAGAATAATGGCAGAAACATTAACAGTAAATACTGATCCAGAAACTACAACGATGGTAGATAACCTGACTCCAGATGAGCAGGATTCTCTACAGGTTGGTGAGGAGATGGTGAACCAGCAAGAACAATTACTTGCTGGTAAATATAAAAACGCAGAAGAATTAGAAAAAGCCTACGGTGAATTACAAAAGAAACTAGGTGACAAAGAAGCTGAAACAACTGAAACTAAAACTGAGGATAAAGAAACCTTAACTGATGAAGAAGGTTCAGAGATCCCAATCTACTTAGAAGATGGCTCAGTTAATTATGATCAAGTAAACCAAACATACGGTGATCAATTAGGTAACCTATTCAAAGATAATAATGTAGATCCATGGGCTATCAGTAAACATTTTCATTCAAACAATGGAAAGATAACTGAAGAAATGTATACTCAGCTAACAGATACTGGATTATCACGTGAAGCTGTTGACTCATATCTTGCAGGTAGATCAGTTGAAATGGGATACATCAATGATGAAACCCCTGATCTAACTGAAAGTGATATCAGAGCAATAACAGATTCTGTAGGTGGTAAAGAACAGTATGATTTAATGACTAGCTGGGCTGCAAATAATTTAGATCAAAAGACTGTACAAGCTTTTGATAATCTTTTAGATACTGGTGATCCAGGTTCAATACAACTAGCGGTGAATGGTTTGAAAGCACAATTCGAAGAAGCAACAGGCTATGAAGGTAGGATGTTAACAGGAACAGCAGCTAAATCAACTGGTGATGTCTTTAGAAGTCAACCAGAATTGGTAGCTGCTATGGAAGATCCTAGATATGATAGAGATCCTGCTTATAGACAAGATATAATTGAAAAATTAGATCGATCAAATATACAATTCTAAATAACCATGTGTTTAGGAAACCCTGCCTTGATCAAGCAACTTGGTGGCGAAATCGAGGGGGAACAAGAAGCCACTGATTATGGGACTAACCCTACAACTGGCCAAGAAAGATATCCAGATAATACTTATAACGAACACTCTGGATTTGAATATGAAGCTAGCCAACAAGAACAATCTAGTACTGGCATGAAAGGAGATACTTTAAAAGGTGACTCTCCTTTAACAGATACAAAGAAAAATTCTGGTGGTGGAGCTGAATTAAATTATTAAGTATCATGGCGGCCCGAACTGTTCATCGTCCCCGCCTTTGTTCACTTAATTTAAATTTGAATGACAGTAACTACTGAATATGGCAAACAAAATATGTTTGCAACTGAACCACCTATTGAAGTTTCAACAATGAACGACAACGCTGAACTACAAAATGGCCGCTGGGCCATGATCGGTATATGGGCAGCCTTGGGAGCCTATGCCACAACAGGCCAAATAATCCCAGGAATTTTTTAAACTTACTTACATAAATGACTACAGCCACACTAACAAAACCAAATAACAATTGGCAGCGTTTCTGTGACTGGACAACTAGTACTGATAACCGCCTCTACGTGGGGTGGTTTGGTGTACTTATGATCCCTGCACTTTTAACCGCTGCAACAGCATTTATAATAGCTTTTATAGCTGC